CACCACGTAAGTTGGTAAATGTACTGTGGGGAGATGCCGGTCGTCTTCGTGTTGAAGATGTCACCACCGACGAAGATGTGGTCAACCTTGTTCTTCTTACAGTCTTCAACAAATGCCGTAAAAACTTCACGGTACTCATCGTGACGACTTAAACCCCGCCAGTGAATATCTGCAGTATGAGCTAATTTTACCATCTAATAAATTAGTTTTAATACACAATAGTCTGTTGTTCAACTTCGTTAAAATTGAAAGTTTTTTGACACTGTCTTGTTTAGTTTATTGAGGAATAAGTCATTCCAGCCTAGAGGTCTTGCACACGAAAGAGCGTCTGAGAATTGTTGCTTAGTCATGCTACCAGGGTCACCCCACTGTCTCACATCAACAACTATTACATCTACGTCATATTCTTGCAATTTCTTAACTATCTTTGGCATCTTTGAACTCCACATGTCGCCGTCTAATGCTAGCGCAATTGGTGTATTGTGCAATAGTATCTTATTAAACAGTTCGTGCCTTTCATCGAGGTCAGATCCTAACATTGCTGTTGAATTTTCTGGGCATTTGACGAGGTCAAATGGGCCTTCACAAAGTACCAGTCTTTTTGACCAATCTATGTTTATGTCATTGAAGACGATAGGATTCTTGTCAACGTCAGGATTGTCATACTTAGGTTTTCTATTTGCATCAATGGCTCTAGCAACAAAATAGTTTAATCTACCGAAACGATCAAATGAGGGCATTAGGACTCTCCTCTTCCATCTCGGATCATTAGAAAAACCAAATTTAAAATACCAGGCATCTTTTTCTTCAAGGCCGCGGCCGTAAACATATCTCCAGAGTGCCTTAACATCAGGATCGCTTGTATTGCCGAGAGACAATAAACAGAAGTCCTTGGGCAATTCGATCTTCTTCTCTTCTTCTGCATCTACGACAATAAGATCGTTATTAATTCCTAGCTGTTGTTTGTAATTTGCAACCTGCTCTTGTGTGCCATATTTTCTAAGAAGAGGAAGCAGGCTTCTTGACTTCCATCCGCACGTCCAACAATGATTTGCATCATCAGTTGTGCGAATTGCAAGTTTTTTCTTAGAAGGGTCTGAAGGAGCGCAAATAGGACAGCGGACATCAAAGTTGTTTCCGTTGCCGGACAGGCGGCCGCGGCCGAAAAGAGACTCATAAAATTTGACTTTATCAGTCAGAGATAATACCACAACGTAACTGTAACACGCTCACGTGCGAGTGTTCACAGTCTCAATTGAGGCAGCTCTAGCTATCACATATGAATCAGTTGCATCTCGACTCCAGTCAACTGGGTCTCCATTCTTTTTAGTCGGCCATTTCACATGAGACAAATCATTTTCTTGCATGTACTTAAAGACTTGCTCTTTTCCATTGATTCCAGCGACTGAGGTCCTCTGCATCTTTATCCCACAGATCTTTCTTGCGTGAGACGATGCAATATATTCAGGATCTACTTTAAACATATCTCTTGCGATATACGACACAATACCATTAAATCGCATAAGTGTTGTAATGGTTGCAGCAGAAGACATACCTGCACGAAATCCCATCAAGGGTTCTTCAAGGACGACTCTGTAATTACCTGGGTATTTTTTAAGAAGCGTATCAAACTCCAAAGCTATTAGATCTGCTTTGTCCCAAAAAGTCTTGCACTTCTTAAATTCTACACGATCTAAATGTAAAATATGTTTACCGTTGTCGTGTGACCTGGCAGCTGCATCCAAGATGCATATACCAGTAACGGAGGTAGAAACATCAAGGCCTAAGATTAATTCATTCACGCTGTAATTGTTGACAATAGATGATTCGTGTAAATTCTGTTAAATCAAACCCATATTCTTTAATTCTAATTCTGTCAATATAACGTAAGTGGCACCGTTGCTTATACACCATTGGTCTGCTGCTGCCGCCTTCTTCTTGACAGCAGCTTGACACAGCTTTCTCTTTTGTTTAATTTCAACAAGCTTCTTCGTGCCATCCTTGAAAATGATGAAAAAGTCTGGATAGTACTTTCTAATCTTCTTAGTTTTTTGATTAGACACGTACTCAATCACTATCTTTTCATACGACCAAGAATCGACGTCGGGACTAGCATCAAGATGAATCATGTACTTCTGTTCCCAAGACGATCGAAATTTACACGCGCCGGCGAGAGGTGACTCGTATAAACCTCGATGATATCTGCTTTTCTTCTTGCGCTTTTTCTTCTTCATCAATAATCTATTGCAATTTTGAACAAGACTTTATCAGAAAAGCGCTTGATGATGGGCTGTGCTAGTTTTACCTTGGCAACAACGTTCATATTTTCATCGTGTAAATTAACAGTTGAGATGTACACAAACACGTCCTTGTCGATAGGATCTCCGGATGCTCTCATCGCACTTTTCTCAAGCGCATATGTTGGATTAGAAGAAGAGTTAAGCTGACCTGAACCTGCTAAAATCTCGTATTTTGATGAGAATATGTTGCTTACGCCCTTGAAAGAAACTTCATACTGCTGCTTGCCAAAGAAGAATAGATGAGGATTCTTTATAACGACTATGCCCTCGTCATAGAAGATATTTCCTATTGAATTTTGAGTGTAATGGGAAGTGTCAGAATCGGCTCTGTACAGATTTCCCAGGCTGTCATCTTTAATAGTTATCTTAACAGCACCTTGAGAGCCGGATATTCCTGTGTCAGTTAGCGTAAAGCTGCCTGGCAATATTCTTCTACCGTAGAAGATGTTGCTGATGTTAAATATCGTGACTTGATTGGACGACGGATCTCTCAAGCTCTCATAAATTGGTAAAGGCATTCCCTTAAAGATGCCTCTGTTAAAACTCGCATCACTTGTTGAATTTAAGAGCTCAGCATCAACAGAATTAAAGAAATTTTGTAACTTTGAACCAATAGAGACGCCTGGTTGACTTGGAGTTGGTCCATATAGATCTTGGCTCCAGTCAATAAATGTCTGAAGATTTGGGTCTTTATTATTTGAGATCCCTTGTGCAGATACAAGATCATCTAGATAAATGGCACTCCAGTCAAGAAAGCTACCAGAAATAGTTCTATACTTGTCGATGTATCGCTCTGACTTAAGAATTTCAAAGTTCGGTTCAAAATTTCCATTATCACACGGCAAGATGGTTAAATTTCTCTTTGCCACATTGTTCATTTGATAAAGAACTTTGTTAGCATTAGCTGTTGTTTGTCCGTTGATTGACTGTGCTGATCCTGTTAAGTTTATTAGTCTTGGATATTGAGAGTTTGTAAAGTCTCTTGTAAAATTTTCAAGATTAATATAATGACCATTTACACCGAATGCCATGGCAACATTAAAAGGATCATCAGTTGTTCCGCTAATAACGTGGTAGGGTGTCTGTAAAACCCCACCCTGGGTAGTTTTATGCTTTCTTCTAATTGCAGATTCTTGTGTAAAGAAAGGAGGCAAATAAAATGCTAGATCGTTAGTGTCAGCTGATAATGAACCAATTCCAGACGAACCTGATGCGCTTATTTCATCATCAGAAACGTAGTATCTCTTGATCATCAAATCGTGAAGTTCTGCTTTTAGAGGATGATTAAATGCATATGCAGTCGGCTCATCTAAAGACGATAGAGTTGCGGTTAAAAGAGGCGTCACACCATTAGCTCTTGATACGTCATAAGCAAAAAATCTATTTTGTGACGCATCGCCTGCATTAGTTCCTTCATAGAAATTACCAATGCATAACGCGTCAGGGTTGCTCTTTGCATTTGATGTATTGACATTTATCGTTCCGGAAGGAACTACGAAGTAACCTCTCTCTACACCATCAATCACAAACGAACCTGTGCCATCATTGACTGTATTAGTGCCCCATCGCACTGCAACATGGTGCCATTTATTCCATTCTAAGCTATTGTCATCAGATACGAATACAAGATCAGAAGGATAAGAACCTTGATTAACAAGTGAAGGTGAAATATCAGCGCTGTGACTTAGCTGCAACTGCAGTCTAAATCCGCTGGGTAGACCAGTTGGATCTTTGGATGATCCTGTTATAAGGGACAGTGCATAACTTGACGACAAATGAAAGATTGTTCCTGCCTTAAAATGGCCTGCATCCAATCCGTCAGCCTGATATCTTGGATTAATATGAAACTCAAATGAGAAAGCACCAGATAAACAGTAAGTACCAGAAGCAAATCCAGTTTGAATAGGAAGTAAGCTATTCTGCACATTAGGATAAAGTAGAACTGATGCTGTAGGAATAGTCTGCGACGTCTTTGAAATTGTAAAAAAGTTTAGTGAATGATAATTTGTGTATGACCAATTTGCATTCGGATATTGTGCCCTATAGTAGGGCATCAAGATGTCTTTGATTGTATTCTTAGACAGCGTGTATCGACTAACAGTGCTTTCATCAGAATAGAAGTCAAGAGGTGAAAATCTCTGAATTGAAGATGTGTAATTTGTCTTTACACTTACATCACCAACGACACTAAAGTACGAATTTAAAGAATTAGATGAGTCTCTAGTTGAAGATTCTATTCTTCTCTGCCTGACGTCTTTATTTAAAATTTCATATGTATTTATAAAATTTTTATCTTTAAAGTTGCCCTGTTCAAAAACGTCCAAAACCTCTTTTTGATTAGTAGAATATCTTGGGTAAATTTTAATTGAACCGGTGACTCTCTGTCCATAAGACCCAGAAGAAAAAGTGAATGTTCTTCTAGGCGTTGTGACTATAGTGAAATTTTCTACGTCATCTTTCGTAACAGGTATAATCGCCATAACTTAAACTTGCACATTACGTCAGAAGTCAAGTCTCACGCGGAACGTCAAGTCTCTACCTGCGCTTTTTTCAACAGGTCTACTTAATTTAGCAACTGCTAAAAGGCCTCCTGATGCATCATAGAGACCGATCGTTGTCACGTATGCAAAAGTCTCTTGGACTTCATCAGGTAATGCAGGATCGTATATCACGAGTCTTCCCTCATTAGTTGTTCCTGCAGCTTCAACATACGTTGGATTTGATGAAAAATTAAAGTCATCTGGAAGTGCTCTGCAGAATATTAGTGAGGAGTTGATGTTTGTTATATTCTGAAAGGTTACTGCAGTGTTGGACGTGCTTCCAAAACGAGAATAACAGAAATGATCTACTATATTATCAATGCTTGCAGAAGTCATGAGATCAGGGACAAGCTTGGCTTTTAGACCGGTGTCTGTGCCCGATGCTCCAAGAATAAGCTGACCTGTTGGAGTCATAGCATCAATTGTTCCTGACATAAACTGGGTACCAGAAGTCACTTTCTCAATATCAAGAACGACTATTCCATGATCATAATAAATTCTACCAACTGCCTGAGTAGTGTTTGAAGCATCAACAAGATAACCAAATTGTCCACCCACGCTGAAGAATTTTTGATCAGCTGCACCTACATCTGTGAATATAGTTGATCCGCTAGGAGATGTGACGTATAGATTAGTTCTTCCGCCGGCTCCGCCCAAGTATGTATCAGGAATTGACTGTGCTGAGCCTGTCGTTGTAAAAGACGCAGACTTAAACATCTTCATTGCAAACGTTTCTCTCTTGATTTGGTCTCTAGTAAAGAGTCGTTTAAATGCTAGAAATAATCCTGCATCAATTTCTGTTGTTGTCGTGCTTGTTGAAGTTGTTGAAGCATCAACAGGTAAAGTGAAGACTTCAGTTCTGTCACCAAGAAGTATCTGAGCAAATTGGCTGTATAGATCTGTCTTCTCTCTCATCATAAGAGAGCTGCTTGGATACAGATATTTCCCACCTGAGTCTTGAGCTGTCGTTGTCAGAGCTGCAACACCGTCAGACTTAGCATCAGGCGGAGCAAGTCCTACTGTGATATCAAAAACTGGGTTCGCTGTTTGCAAAGTAAAATCTTGGTCATATACAGTCTGAAAGAGAGACGATGTAACACCAGGACCAATACCACCAGTGACAAAGACTTGATATTTTCTTCTAGAGACGGACGCTGAAATGTCTTCTTGAAGAACGTCAATTAGCTGATTAAGAAATGATCTAGTAGTCTTTTTGTCGCCGGCACCGATCTGTTTTGATAAGGGCATTTTTCCTCTTTAAAATTATGCAAGAAGTGTATAAGTTACAGGAAGCTCTAACGTCACACCGTGTCTATTACCTATCACTGTGATGTTAGATGTGATTGTTCTTTCAGTTGCGCTTGTCTTTTTGCCATAGATTGTTGCTGTAGTTGTGTCAATTGATCTTGCCGACACAGTAAATCCTATTGGCTGGGTTGGGTCAGTTGCTAGTAAAGTATATGTTGCCATTCTAGATGGATCGCTAGGTAAAATTGTTGTCGCAGCAGAATCAACTGATGACAAAGAGCCATTGATCGGATTACTTAAGGTAAAGAATCTATCGGATACTTTAATACTATACGCTGTCTGTACGACATCAACAATATCTGTAGGATTACTGTTACCCTTGTACTTTAAAGTGAGCGTAACTTGCTTTGACACCGTATTGTCATTATTTGTCTTTGTTAGGCTCACTGATGCTGGGCTTGATGTCAAGACCGGAAGAAATATTTGAGAGACAGCGGCACCACCGCTTTCTTTTCCAATTAGACGATATTTGACAGCTATTGAAGGATTAGTTAGAGCTTCAAAGATGGGAGTATTTTTTTCAATTTTGTCTTTGCCTACAGCTCTTCCATATCTCTTAATAGCTCTATAATCCACTTCATCATCTGCCAAAGAAAAATGTGTAATATTGAAGCTGTTATTTGAGAGAGACAGCTGCTGTCTACCGTAATCAGTTAAGACTGCATCTAAGATTATGTTGTTTGTTGAGTGATCAAGCCATCCCATGGTTAAGTTCCTGTGTTAAATTATAGTACATCAAAAATATTGTCTTGCTTGTGATAGTTTCCAATTTAATTTTTTATCCTCATGTTACAAGGTCTTGCCAGATGTCAGGAGGCTCTATTTCAGGAGGAACATCTTGAATTATTGTAATTGTATCTTGAGGTGGTGGCGGCGGTTGTTCTATATTTATTCTAAGCACTTGTGTTTTACTATTGTCTAGATTAATCATCTGGAATTGGTAAAACGGCTTCTCATCATCAGTCTGAGAATTTGGTTTTTGTATTGAGACAACATTAAACTCAGTTCCTTGTTCATCTAAGACATTAAAATACTCCGGTGTGAAATAGATCTCTAAGTTTTTTAGTTTCATTCCAGTAGTATTGATTGAATCTTTGAATGTATCCGAACGTAGATTCATATTTGGATAAGTTCTAGGACTACCTTCGTCACAAACCATCTCAGTAATTAGGCTATTTTTAAAGAAGTCATAAGTTATTCTGTACTGAGAAGAGTAGTTAGATATCATTCCGTGTGCATCAATAGCACACATAGCATAAATGTATGAAGTTGACTCAAAAAATTCATTATCGACAACAAAGTCTTCGTCAACATGCTTATAAACGGGTAGATCAGAGTCCTTGACTAGATATCTTAATGATGGATCCATATTTTCAATATTGTTAGCATCAACTCTTTCACCAGTCGTATATTTTTTGTTACTTATCTGAGAAGCATCATTCGGTGAATATGGCATACCTTCAAAATTAAGAGATCCTTCAAATTCAGAAGTCAAAATAGGCGCTGTTATGTAGTCCGTAAGAGATCGATCAAAACCATACTGAGCGATTAGTTCAAATGGGTGATCAAAAGATTTTCTTCTAAAAACTTGAAATTGCCTTATGTCTGACTGCGGGTTGACCGGGAAGTCCCAAGTCATAGCAACATTTCTTTTAATATAATCAAAGTAAAATTTAATATCAGTAGGAGGAGGTGGAGGCTTAAACTCAAAGCATGAAATATTGAAAAGAGACAGGCGAGACTCAATATTTATTGTTAAAGTGTCAGTACCAGATGGATTATTATTGCTACCTATCTTATTTGCTAAAATATCTATTTCTGCAACAACGCTAACAGCATAAACATAATTGCCACCATAAACAACCCCAGAATCGTTAAAAGAAGTTGCTTGTGGATTATTAAGATATTTGACAAGCTCTTCTGTTAGATTTCCATCTTGTCCATATCGATATCTTCTAATCAGAAAGCCCTTAAGCCTTGGCGTAGAATTTTCACCCACTTTTATCTCTGAAGCTTGTAGAACAATATCGTCGCTATTATTTACATTTATCTTGTAATTAGCAAATTTGTCAAGCTCTATTTTTGATATCTCAGCATTTGATAGAAGATCTTGAATTACGTACTTATGTAGTTTAACATTGAGTGAAAGAGAAGATGTTAAAGTTTTAAATAAATTTTGCTTATCAATTACATTACCTTCTGCATCAACTACATCCAAGCCTAAAGTCTGTGAAGGCAAATCTGTTAATGCATCATAAGCATCATGAAGATGTTTTAAGTTTTGCTCAAGTCTTGATCTTTCTTGTGGGTTCAAACTTGCATTAGACTCAATAAAGTCTTTAATAATTTTTTGTTTTTTATCTAGCAAGCTGTTAAAATAAAAAAAGTCGGAAAAACCATAATAGTTTTTTAATTGCAAAGCAGCCTGCTTAACATCGGTAACTTCAGAAAAATTTCTAGATAAGTAGTTAGAAGAAAATGAGCTATCTTCGGTTACTAATTTTTCTAGAAGCTGATTTGTTGTTTCTTTTCCTACGACATACTGATAATTCTCATATTTAGGCGGTGCCACCCAAGAAAGAGAAACATATCTTGGTGCTAAATTTGCATTAAGACCATTTGTGGCTGAAACTCTCTCATTCTTAGTATAAAAATTATAGACAAAGTCTCCCGAAAGTTGTAAAACTTCAGGAACATTAACTACGTATGAAGATTTTGATACCTTTGATGTGGTCATAATTTTAGGTCAACCCTGGCAATTCTGATTCTAGTGCTGGTTCTATTTCTACCCAATATTCATCAACGTAAATTTCACTAGGTAAAGTAATATCTGAAGATTTTTTAACTATTCCATTTTCATCTGCAACTAACTTACCTTCACTGATGTATTTTTCTGCCAGCTCTTGCTGTTTTGTATCATCAAACTGAGTTTGATCAATTTCAAACTCATCGGAATCAACTGCAACTGTAAAGACTCTATCAAATTTTTTAGGTAAGAATATGCGCTTTCTAATTTCGTCAGATGACATGAAAAATGTTTCATTCATAAAATATCTCTTTATGGTCTCTTCAGACTGCTTAACAACTCTAAGTCTTTCATTAGCTGGAACAGACTGTAAAAAGTCATCTGGTAGATTTGACTCATTAAATTGTAGGTTAGTTGTCGACAGGTAGTTATTAAACTGCGATTCCATATTCTTCATTGTTGCGTCTAGGTTGACATAATGATAATAGTAAGATTCATCTAGCCTCGCCCGAGTAAACATATTTACATATTCTTCTAGTAAAAAGCTCTCAACGTGATTATTGTATAAGCTTTTAAAATCAATTGCTGTATTCTTTCCTACGACAGCAGAATATTCTGAAACAGCATAATTTCTTGCAAAGAGACCATTTTCAGTAATTTGCTGCTTTATAATAGTTTGATCTAAAAAGCTATTAGGAATATGTACTTTTGTTGGAATAGACGCAATCAAGTCGTCAAGACTTCCATTAATATCAACTTCTTTATAGAGAGCAAGATCTCTTGTTGGAAATCGGTACATGTCAAAAACAAACGTCTTTGGTTTATAGTAGATACCGGGTGTGTTCAAAACGTCGTTCTTATAAACTTTAATCTTAATTAAATTCTTAAGAACTGAACTCGAATAATTTAGACTTGTTTGCAAAGCAGGTGTTTTATTTAAATTTCTCACCATTCTTGGCGGTATTCCAATAGACAAAATTCTTCTATTGTTAGTATTGATACTGGTGAATTTGTCGTTCTTTATGAAGAATTGTCTTACCAGTGGATTATAAGCAAACTGGTCTGTAGCATTGAGAGAAATAAATTCAGAGATTCCAATCACAGCTGGCTTATCGGAAATGGTGAACTCCTGTGTCTGAAACAGAGATCCTTTCTCGCTGTAAAATCCTGGTTTTAAATTGACTACAGCACTATAGAACGAATTTAGATCTAGATCTGTCCTTCTTTTAATTTCATCTCCTATATTTCTTGACAGCAAAAGTTGTTCTTGTGCAAAGCCGCTAGAAACAAGAAATCTTTTTAACGAGCTACGTGAAGCATCGTCCGGCAATGAAGATACTTCTGAGTTTGCAGCTGAATTTAATTCATTATAGTATTTTTTCACATCTGCAATTGGTGACTTTAAGAAGTTAATAAAGTTTGAAACTCGATTTTCAAGCACAGAAAGGTAAAGTGTAAGTCTAGAAAAATGGTCTGAGCAAACTTTTTGCTGTTCAATAAAAGAATTAATTACAGGATCGATTGTGTCTCTGTAGTTTAGTTTAGTATTCCAAAAACTATAAGATCCTTTAGTTTCGTTAGGACTGTCGGTTTCATTTATATATTTAAAGCTTTGATCAATTCCAAGATTATAACCAAATTCAGTTACGTAACTAACGGTATTGATATCATCCTTTGAGTCATAAGTAGAAAAATCAAGAACACCTATTAGAGACTCAGGAGTAACTCTTCTTATAGCATCAACTATTAATAAAAAATAATTCCAAAGCATCACAGAGGCATCAATATCACCATAACACGTAGTGACACGTCCTGCAAGAAGATTAGAATTATCTGCCCCCGCGGTTCTAAATGGAGATCTATCCTTAACAGCTAAGTGAAATTTTGATAAGAGCTCGGCAATTTTATCGAGAAGAAAATTTTTCTTTCCGAGGCCATTTGTACCATTTAAATCGCTGTAAACGACTAAATTGTGAAAATAGCTTTCTCCTTTTAGCAAAAGAGAGTTTGCAGCTGCATTCTTAAGAAGCGGGGTCTGAGAAGTAAAACTTACCTTGGGCGTTTTTCTAGTCTCTAAGTCCCAAAATGTTGCAGAAGACGCTTCAGCTTTATCTTTAAAAACTTTAAAGATTTCAGGATTTGAAAAAATTATGGCATCTATTGCCATGGCTGGGCTAATAGCGTTACCAGTTGTGTCAATTAGAGTTTGAAAAAATAGACCTCTATTTGAATGAGAAAACTCTTTCTTTAACTCAGGAGATGCATTTGAAAAATTAGGTGTAACAAATTGAATTTCTCCGAGCCCAAGATTGGCAACTTCTATCTTAAATTTTGGTTTAAATTTTTCAAATCCATTACTTGAAATCGCACCATGATTAGTTTTGCCGTCTTCTCCCATACCAATATGATACATTCTTCTTAAAACAATTGAAAAGATAGCTTTTAGTAAATTCTCACCCACAGACTTTTTCTTGACATCAAGGTATGATGAGTCGTAAATTAAAGACCATGCCCTAGAAATAAGTGATGCAAGAACTCTGCTTACAAAACCATTTTTGCCGATTGCAGCTACGCTAGTATTGTAAATTTCTTTAGTTTTTTGATCTTCAGGAATCTCTGAAAAGTTTTTAGATGATTGTGCTACTATTTTTATCTTTGACTCATAAAATTTAACTAGATCGGATGTGGCAATTTCTCTATAGGCTCTGGTAATAGATTCTCTATACTCGCTTAATTGCTGCAGCTGAAATAAAGTAGAATCTTCTTCTTCTATTTTAGCTCTGTGCAAGTACTTAATTGCGTTAATAGACTTTCTTGCATCTTGAATTTTTGTTAGTAGCTGACTAGCTTTAGCAGTATCAGGAAGAATGTCTCCCTGAGAATTTGCTTGTCCTGTTAATGCTGAGTCAATATAGTAAAGTGCGCCTGGGGTTAATGTTTCTCCTGCACCAAAATCTAAGTTTGTCTCTTCTATTGTAAGAATTCGATAGACATTTTCTGTCGATGGATCACTTAGCTGACTACTATCGGCATTGATAACTTGTTTAGTAAATCTTGCTAGTGAAGGAGCTGAAGTTGCGTTATTTGTCAATAAAGCATCTTCATTCGTAAAATCAGTTACTTCTCTAGTTAGTTCTCCAATAAGAACATTCCATATGTCATAATTAGCTGCAGTTGAATCTTGAGTTATTGTAGGAAGATAACCACCAAAATTTTTAGAAAGATAATTTCTTATTGGTGTATTTCTACAAGATGAAGAGAATAGTATTTCTTTAAAAAGAAGAAAAGATAATAGACCAAAATATTTTGTGAAGTCAATTCCAGCGTGTGGTACCAATAGGTCGCCGCCTACACTTGACTTAAATGAATTGACTGTTAAATTTCTTAAAATATTGTCAATACCATTATTAAACTGCGGAATACCAGAAAATGATTTTTTAATGCCTATGTTACCCGAGCCATTTGTAACTAAAATATCGCTTAATCCGCCAATATGACGAGCATTGACTAAACCGATAGCTGCAATATCTGCTAGTGAGACGTCTGTCTGAAAGGTTTTTTGTCTATTTAAGACGAAATGTTTGTCAAAATAATTTTGAATTATTTTATTTGCACCACCAGGGAGAACTAATTGTTCAGGAAAAGAGTCTGTTTGATTTAAAATTTTAAAAGATAGACTATTGGTTCTTATGCTTTCATTAAGCGATAGTTTAGCTTCCGGCAAAAGTATTGATGTTAGATCTGTTGCAAGAGAATGTGTATAAATTTCTTTCTTTATGATTGAAAGAAGGCTATTAAAAGACGTAGTGTTGATAAAAGGTGAAGATAAAACACATTTTTCTTGTGTAAAAATATTAGAGAAACCTTTAGGATAGTCTTGAGACTCATCAAGAACTTTTTGAGGATTTAATACGCTGATAACATCTACAAGATTTTGCAAGATCAATGAAGATCCTTTAGCTTGTGTAACAGATAATTCAGAAAATTTATTTTTACTATCTAAAATTTTTCCTGCTGTTTTTGCTGAATGAGATTTATTTTTTAAGAATGTATTTTGTGCCGTCGACAAGATGAGATCTTCACATTCTTTTTTAAGAATTAAAGAGAAGTCTCTGTCATATGAAGTATCGACTCCAATACCTTCGAAGTCAGATCCGCCAAAGTCTAAAAGTTTTAAAGTAAAGTTTGTATCACTAACTGGCAATACTTCTATTGAGCTTATGATCAATGGCTCGTCGGAGGGTATAGCAGTAAGCGCCGTATAAATTCTAGACTTATTTGTTGATTTTGTGGCCCAAGGGTTATATTGACTAGAATTTTTATTTATAAGCTTATCATTTGGATCAAGAATTTTTGATGTCGTAGAGTTTGTTAATAAGTCTGAATTTACTAATGCAGAAGTTATTTGTGAATAATTAATCGACTCAGAATTAACTACGGGCGGATTTGAACCCTGTCCAGACTTAAACTCAAATTGAATGCCGCTTAACTGATCTGAGACTTTGGTATCAATACTACTTGCAACTTGAGAAGCAACCGTGGTGTTAAATGAAAATATTTGAGAAAAGCCTCCATCGCCAGAATTATAGCCTCTAGTCGTAACTGCTGATTTTACTGTCGCTCTCTTTCCCATATTCTCTAAAATTTTCCTTCAAGATTTTGAGTTATTATCAAAGGATTGCTCATATGCGTCTGTAGAATAACATAGTCATTGCTGACAGGAGTTACTTCATAAAACAGCGTACCTAAATCTTCTTCATTATCTAAAGCATGATATAAATAAGGATCAGAAGTAATACCAAGAATGCTTTTTTTGCCATTGACAACTTTGCACACAATAAAGCTATCAAATTGATCAATTAAATTTTGCATCAAATTCCATGAAATTTTTATGTTTGTCAATGAAGCTCTTGTAGCAGCGACATTTGAAATTTGAAGATCTCTTCTATTGATCGAGAAATTAATGTCATTTACCATAAAAGTTCCAATAAAATCTGACATGAAAGTTTCTTCATGAGACTCATTAAAAGAATTTTCATTCTCTTCAAGCAATGTTCCTGTATTTAAGACTCGTGGATGCATCCATTTAGAAGGTCTATAGAACCACGTTTTATTTTCTATATTTGTATTACCAACTACTAAAAAGTCTTTAGTAATAGTAATTGGGTCTCTTTTAAAAGACTCAATCATGTACTTGTAGCTTCTACCAGTTATTGGGTCTGAAATTGACATTCTTTTTCTTGTCTCGGGGCTGTCTTCAAATGTTCCATCAGTTACTAGGCTGAAAGTTTCTCTCTTATTTGTCACTGTGTCTATTCTAGTGATTTTATGATAAGCAGTTATAGGATAATCGTTTGGATTAGAGGAAACTTCTTGAGTGGGGGTCACATTTATTCTTAATTTATCTAGTTGCTGTTTTAATAAGTTTGCAGATGTATCTAATTTTTGTATATCAGTCTGGATTGAAAACAGAACAGTATCAGGAGTTATAGACACGTTTGATACGCTGACAGAAAAAGAAGCTGGATCGTTAATAAATCTGACGTTTATCAACTTTGGTTCTGAAGATTTTATTACATTTTCGTATTGATCAATTAATTCGACGTAATACTCGTAAAAATTATTGACTAAGATATTTTCATCATTTAAAACTTGTTTTGATGAAGATGAATCAGACAAATATTCTATAGAAAAAATACCAAATGGTGCGTCTGAAGAAAGAGTACAGTTTCTCTTGTAGATTTTTATCTTTCTAATTTGGTTTGAAATATTTTCGTTATCATATGAGATTTCTAACTCAACACTGTTTGATGAAATTTGTCGAACATTAAAGAACGTAAAATTATCTGCTTCAAACAATGTTTTTTCACCTTTGACTGATTTAACAACACAGTCAGAAAAAACATAAGACTCACCAAAATAAGTGACAGGTTTAACTCTGTAGCAAAGCGAATAAGAGTCATTAGCTTGCTGAGAAACATAAGAACTATTCTTTTCTAAGCTTGTAAGAAATGAAAATTTACTATTGTCTTGACTCAATAAATTTTTGACGTAAAGATTATAACTTAATATTTTCTTTTCATCTTCTTGTTGGCAAGAAAAACTTAATGTATTTTCATTAACTAAAGCATTTAATTGTCTTGATGTACAGTCGATATTGATAGATTTAATAGACTTATAGTAGACATCAAAAAATCTAGTAAAGTCAAGATTTATTAGTCTAGTTAGACCAGGATTGTCAGGAGAATCTTTGGAGAAAAGATCAAATTTAAGAGTCAAGCTTTTATTAGTGTATGATCTTCTTAATTTAAACTCAGTAGATAAATCTAGCTTATTAAGAAATTTTCTAGATCTTTGCTTTGTATAGTAATTTAAATTGCTTAAATTTCTTCTGTCAAGCTTATTTGCGCTATGTATTAGGTAGTCAATTATCAGCTTTTCATTTAAATTTTGTGTATCATCTACAGCAGTCTGTGTTGATTTACTAATAAGCTTGCTAATAGTAGTCTTTGAATTGACTATATCTTGAAAAATTTTAAGATCTGGAGAATTTGAAACACGTTCAGTTAATAGACTTTTATCTTGAGAAATATTAATAAAGTCTGGGAGAATAATGTCAGTAAAATCAACAGCTGTTTTTAAAGCAGAGACTACTTTTTGATCTATATAAACTGTCTGTGATGTTATTGTTGAATTATCACCTATGGTATTTTTTACAGACTGAACTATGGTTCTGTACTTATTATATTTAATTTGAGACTCTAGCGATATGTTTTCATTAGATAAAAATCTTTTATTGAAGCTTAAGTCTTGGGACAATTTTGACTCATCTGTGCCAATTTGTGCAACTGTATTCTTTCCAAGAATATTCTTTTTAATAAAAGAATTATTATCTTCAAAATTATTATTTTTAAAAGGTGTGGTCAAAGAATTTCTTTGAGCATCAGTTAAAATTGATATATTGACTTTTTTATATAAAAGCGGATTATATGACTTATCATTGAGTCTAACAGAAAAATAGACTTTTAAAGTAACATACTGTGGATCAACATCAATTACTTCGCCAACTAAGCTTGAATCAATTATTAGTGCTGACTCAGGTATTCTATTTGCTAAATCTAATTTAATTGGCATACTAATCTTCCTCTCCTGCATCTTGTGAGAAAATTAGAGTAAAGATGTTTAAAAAACAGGCAGTGCCTCTGTCGTCTAAAAATACTTTGCCAACAAAATAAACTCTTTTTTGCAAAATAGATCCCGGTTCTTGTTGAATAAATCCATGGTCAATAATGTCAAGTTTTTGGACAGAGCCTTTTGAAACTTCAAATAGCTGACAAAGAAGGTTATTGCTTCTAGTAGTTTTTTCAAAATTAATTTTTCTTTGAATAGCAAATCCGCCAGACTGTTTTATTTCATCGATTAGTTGTGAATAACTTAATGGCTTAAGATTTGAGCCAAGAGGTTTAAAGTTAGCTAGCTGATATTGAGTTGTTAATGTTGAGTCTGTTTTATTTGTTAAAACTGCGTCACTAGTCTTGACTATTGGAGGAAGATACTTGAAATTAAGGGTATTAGAGAGTTTATCATCAGAAAATAAAGAATCGACTGAATTAAGGGTCGGTTTTTGCTCAATCAGCTGCTTGTTCGTGAGTTGATTAATATCAAAACTAATTTCTTCAGGAAAAATTTGAAAGCTTTCTTCTAAGAAGATAGGATCGATTGTTGATATCATTCCTAGCTCTGAAAAATTGTCAAATGATGATGTAAGAATTCCCTGTATTTGTGATGCAAAATCTGCATTAGGAAGCTCTACAACATCTTTTCTTCCACCAAGAAAAGCATCTTCAATTACAAACGGGTGTATTTCTGTGTCTGTATTAATCACATAATTTCCCGACCCTGTTAGCAAGCTTATAACAACTTTGTCGTGACTTCCACTTAGATCAGTTATATAAATGTTATTGTCTCTATCAACTGGCTCAACGTGGGGCCCAGGAGATCTTCCACCTGGATAAGTTGGCTGAACAATAGATGCAGATAAAATTGTTGCCTGTACTAGAGTAGTCAAATCTCTTGCGTTAAGACCGCCCTTGACTCCGATATAATAAGAGCTACTTGTTATAGTTGCACTCTTGTAGGATGATGAAACAGTTCCAACAAATTTACTCGGATCTAGTATAAAATTTGCTTTGCTTCCAAAGCTATCAATAACAGAAAAGCCTACACCCATTCCGTCAGAAACAAATTTACCTAATACAGAACCTGTTATTGCTGGGTCTATTCCTGGCTTTCTAACCTGTACTCGCGGACCAAAATTTAATTGATAGGCAGTAGCTTTACCTTGAGAAAAGAAAATTTCTAATGGTTTTGGCAACAGTGGAATTGAGTCAAGTTTATCAAAAGTAATTCTATCATCTCTAAAAGAGATAATATTGCCGTCATCATTGGCTTCAAATATGATCTGATCTTGCGGTAAGTTGCATGCTTCTAAGTAAATTTTACCAACTGGGTCTATGTGCCCATCTGTATCATCAGCCTTGTAACCAACTTCTCTATCTGAAAAAGTTGCGAATGATACTCTAAATGTACCTTCCGCCATCTGCCTTCTGCCCTCAGAAGTCAAAATGACATCCATAATTCTAGACTTACTATCGAGTATTCCCATTCTCTAGCTTCTTCATCTAAAATTATACGACAACTGAAGTATGCAACCTAACTTTATAAAATCTTTGAAGCCAAAGTTGCTAATTCACTTCTCTCTCCCTTTAGAAGAGTAACGTGGCCTGAAATGTCATAGTCTTTAAACTTCTCAATAGCATGTGTCAGACCGTTCGTAAATGAGTCAACATGAACATTATCAATCTGCTCGAGATCTCCGGTCAGAACTATCTTAGTTCCTTCGCCGGCTCGAGTGATGATTGTCTTTAATTCGTGAGTAGTTAAATTCTGTGCTTCATCAATGATAATGAATGCATTTGGAATAGATCTACCTCTGATGTAAGTTATCGCTTCAATCTCAATGAGACCTTTTTGTTGCATCAGCTCAAGATACGGGTCATTAAAGAGATTCTGAGAATCTTCTGGCTTCTTGCTTCTTGTTCTTGTTAACTTTTTATTAGAAGTAGCATTAAGAAGATACTCGAGATTATCTCTGACAGGTGCTACCCACGGTTCCATCTTCTCGGCCAGCGTGCCTGGCAAGAATCCTATGTCTTTACCCACAGGGTGAATAGGTCTAGACACAATTAGCTTCTGATAAGTTGGATGTGAACCAATAGAGTCTAGCTGTGCTAAACCTGCTGCTAACGCCAATAGTGTCTTACCGCAGCCTGCTCTACCTGTAAGGGTCAACAGTTTAACTGCAGGATTCATCAGAAGGTCAAAAGAAAAATTCTGTTCTTTATTCCTAGGTTTTATACCAAAGACATTATCGAATTTTTGTAGCTGTAATAGTTGACCATTCTGGCTCGATCTACAAAGTGCAGAGGCCATCGTAGAGTCAGAGGACTTAAGAACAAACAGCTGATTGGGATACGTTACATCAGATGTAATTTCTTTGATGTTTACCTCATCTCCACCATAGAACCTATTAATTACATCGTTGGGTGCAGTTAAAACTTTTACGCCCGTATATAGAGCGTCGAAACTATCAGATGCTCTCATGCTCAGATAGTCTTGAGCCTGAATAGCCAGTGAAGAACACTTTATTCTAACATTGATATCTTTAGAGACCAAGAAAACTTTATCAGGGTGTTTCTTTGAATACTCCAGTGCAAAGTTGATGATCATATTGTCAACAATTGTTGAGTCAAGATCACTCTTCTTAGACTTCTTTTCAGAAGAAGTCATGACTCTGAGAGTGCCACCAGAAGGTAACTGAACACCATCTTTTAAAGAACTTGTTTTAGATAGCTCATCCAGCGTTCTAGTTACTTCACGACAGTTACGACCCACTTCGTCTGAACGAGATTTATGTCTGTCCAGTTCTTCTAAGACAAGCATGGGAATTATCAAGTCATTGTCTTTAAAGTTGTTGAAACAGTGTGGATCACTCAGAAGCACGTTTGTGTCAAGTATGTAAGTTTTTCTCATGAATTTATCAGGATTTTGTACAAGACCCTGTCTAAGATAAAATATACTGTTTAAGAGAAGATGTCATGTCAAACGCTACAATAAAAAAAAGATTACCAATTATTGCTAAAGAACAGACCTGTTTTGATCTAGTTGAAGCAGCTGCATTTAACTGTCAAAAGACAGAATGCAAACAATGGATTCCATATCAGGATGGAAAAAATTGTGTTCTAGTGACAACAAGAAAAGGTCCCCTAACCCTTAGAGAGATAGGGGACATATATGGTCTGACTAGAATGAGAATCTGCCAGATTGAAAAGAAAATTTATAAAAAGATAAGAGATCACATTGTTGCAGTCATGTGATCAGTCTATTTTTCCTGCTTTTGTTTTGGCTTGACGGGTTTTTTCTTCTTGGAAGCTACTTCTGCTGTCTTTTCTTCAGCAGAAATATCTTCAGAGGCTTGAAAGTCTACAGAGACTACAGATAAGTCAACTTTTTCTTCAGTTGATGCATCCAAAGTACTTGTAGTTTCTGATGAGGTAGACTCATTTTCAGTGAGTTGAACAAACTTACCATTGACAAACTCAAATGGTTTTTTGGGATCAACGCCGTCTCTTGCCATTTGCTGTAAGATTCTTATTTGCTGCTTACTCATAGCAAATGATCATTCCTCTGTCTTCTTTGTCTTGTCGCTCTCAAGAGTGAGCTTAACGAGCTCCTTCGAAGATGCAGCGACTTGTCTAAGACCTTTTCGAACTCTCACGCCTGCAGCTGCGACTCCTCGAGCATTCTTAGCAACATCCACTTCAAGCGCTTCAACTAATGCCTTTAATTCATTCCATTTGGCTAAAACTGTTTCTGATGACATTGTATATCAACCTCCTAGATGGTCAATATAACTTCTTCATCATCTGTGTAAATTATGAGTGAATCTTTCCAATATGGCCTTCAAACATTTTCTTATTTTTTGAATAGAACATTGACCAGTCAGCGTCTAGAATATAGGACTCCGCATAATCTGTCTCGTTTCTAATTGATCTACCAAGTGACTGTATTAAAGACTTGGCAGTTGAATATGCATACCAGCCTTCATTTTTTTCAAGCCGTTTTTTGACAACAGCATCCCCCAGGTATGGAAATGGAACTTTACAGATAATTTGAAATCTGCTTAATTCATCAGAAAGATCAACTCCTTCCATCATTGATGGGCTTACAAGAACTGTAGGTCTATCTGACAGCGTGTGCTCTTTTAATACTTTGTCACGATTTGAAGAATCGTGTGTTAGTATTCTGTCAGACTTTAAATTTTGCATAATGTAGTTAGCAATTTTATAGTTGACAGTATGAATAATTCCCTTGTCTTCTCTGTGTTTATCAAGCAGCATTTTTATTGCTTCAATTAGAATGGGAAGACTAGCATCAATCTTATTCTTAGACATACTACCAACAGGCATAAAGTGCACTGGTCTATTTGACTCAGAGAATGGACTATGGCGCTTCATATAAGCTACTTGGTCAGTATTGAGACCAATAGAATCGCAGAAAACATCTTTGTCAACTATTGTAGCTGACATCATTAGAATTCTTGTTGCTTTCGAAAAGAGATGCTTTTCGCAATACGGAGAGACATCAACAGTTTTAAACTCAAACCGGTGCATAATATTAGTCTTATTTCCTTGACCATACAGCTTCTTTTCGACATTCATCACCCAGCTCTTGGGATCATAAACCTCAATAAATTTTTCAACTTTTTCTAAGTGCTTCTGAATCATCTCGTAGTTCTTTGAAGCATCCATGCACTTATTTAAAGAAGAAGAATTTTTCTTGAGAGTTGACTCAAGTTTCACAGAATACTTCTTTAATGAGCTTAGATAATCAGATTTAATCCAGTTGAATACATTATTCTGATCTTGATGTTTCGGCGTCTTAACTTTTAAGATGTCATTAGAAAACTTCTCAGAAAAACTTAATTCAATAAATCGACCTACTTCTGACTCCGTGTTGTGTGCCTCATCTATGACCAAAAGGGCTCTAGGTGATAGTTTACCTGAATAAGATGTCTCAGCAAGAAAATAAGAAAAATTGGTTATGGAAATGGATGAGTCAATAAATTCTTGTTTTTCTTGACTGTATTTACACTGTTTGGTACAGTGGTCTTGAAACTCTGTTCCCTTTAAATTCTTCGCTAAGCGGCTTAAGAGCATCTTTGACTCTGCGCACGTCTGATCGTCATAGAAAGAACACGTATAGTTTGAAGATGACTTAATCGTCCTTAGTACGGGTAATTTAGTATTTGGGCCAAAATCTCTGACGTACTGTTCTTGTAGAATCTTTTGAGTGGTGAGAACATATGCACCTGACATTGCCTCCCCGTTCTCGTCAGTCTGACAAGCAAAGTGATCATTTAAATACCGGGAAATTGTTATGCCTATCGCAGATTTACCTGTACCTGTGCCTAATTCTAATAAGACATATCTTTTTCCTGACTCGTATGAGTCAATGGCAAATTCAATGGCTTCCTTCTGTTCCTTTCTCATTTCTTTAAAAGGAAAGTAGTGTCTGTATTCATGTAGAGGCATTCAAGTCTACACAATACAAAGCAAAGTTCTATATTACAAAAATACTAATCACCAATAATCTTATCGACAATTCCCATTTCGATAGCTTCTTGCGGCAACAAATAGACGTCATGCCCGCGCTTCATGATCTTTTCAATTTCTTCTTTAGATAACTTTGTCTCTTTGGAGATTGCAGACGCCATTTGCTCTTGAAGACGCTTACTTTCTTCTACGTCATTCATTATCTCAAAGATATTGCCAGATGCTCCACCTGATATAGGGTGCATCATAATTCTAGCTGAACGTCCGATCATTCTTGTGCCTTTCTCACCAGACGCTAACAAAAGAACACCCGCAGACATGACTTTTCCTAGTGCTATAGTGTGAACTGGGCATGGTAGAAACTTGATAGTGTCATACAATGTGAACATCTCATCGACGGATCCTCCATAAGTTGATATCACTAAGTGTATGGGCTTGTGATTCTGGCTAGCCAGATGAAGCATCTGCATCATCACGGTCGATATCGACTGCTCGTTGACATCACAATGAAGAACTACAAGTCGAGAACTATCACCGACGTGTATGTGTACTCCTGATGACTCATACGCATAGTTTCCTCTTCTAGAAGAATCTTTATGATTGCTGACTACGTAAGATCTACCCATTTTGTTTTACTTCTTCCTCGACCCAATTGTCTTCATCTTGACTATACAACTTAGACACAAAAATTTCTTTTTCTTTTTTGCTTTTTATAAAAGCAATCATGTCTTTCATGTCTTGAATGTTTTCAAGTTCAAGACTGAGAAGATGAAGAATCATCCATCGCTGTCTGTCATTAATACCAAATTTATTGATTTCTGAGACAATTTCTAAAGCAATTTTTTTGTCTTCAGCAATTTTCTCAGTCTGCAGCTGACCGTAAAGAGAATTTTCCATTATGCCTCATGCGCTAACAAATTCATCTCTAGAAAAGTTTTCCACTTTAAAGAAAGACTCTCCTAATATTCTAACGTATTTCCCTTGCTTTGTGTCCCCGTCATCTTCTTGCTCGAGAATAATAAAGTCTCCCCATCTTTTATTCTCGACTATAAATCTCGCTTGTTCCCAAGATGGGATTTCAAGTCGATATTTTTCAAGAATATACGTCAAGTCTCTAGGCAATGATAGCTTGATATCATCGATTGTCAAAATAGAAGAAGAGTTTTCTTTGCCTGGTTGAATTTCAGACTTACATATGTCTACTATTTTATGAATCAATCCGCAATTATTGCACTGAGAATATTTGACTTCAACTACGTCGTTCTCGTCAACTATTGAAAAAACAACGAATTTATGTTTAAGTGGATCTTTTCTATTCTTGAACTGAGGGAGAACACAACGACACTCTATCAAGTGTCTAAATCCCCGTTTGGTCTGAACAGAGAGATTAGAATCTTTTTTAACTTCTTCAGAGGACTTTTTCTTGGCCACAATTCACTTTTTATTAGTTTTTTTTGAAGATGCCAACTCAATTTCTGCATTTATCTTGCTGTGCAAGCTTGAAAAAACAGTTTGATATGAATTCTCTAAAGAAGTTTTAAGGAGTACCAAAACTGTCTGCATATCTTTCTCAGACAGAGACAAAGTACCCTTAGAATTTTCATTAACTAAAAGACTTTGCAGTTGATCTTTGGAAAAAGAAACAAGATTTAGAATTTCTTTGCAAATTTTATCAGCGTGATTCATGACCACATCATACTTTTAAAAGCTAACAAGTAAAGGTCAGACTGTGTCTGCAATACTTTTTAAAGTCTTTTCTAGCACTTCGTAGTACAGAGAAATAGCTTGATCGAGCATAAAACTTTTATTCATTATTGACAAAATCAGTCGAATTCCTTCGTCTAATTCTTTTGATCTCGAAAAAAAGTTTATGTCGTCTGGAATTGCAATTTCAATGCTATTTGATGAAAGACCTCTCATTCTCTTGTGTATAAACTCTTTTTCTATTTCATTGCAGTCAGTTAGTTTCTTCTTCAAGCTAGCAACATGCAAAGCTACAGACTTTTTCGTAGATCTACTCTTAATAGAGATACCAGTGTTAGTTACTGAAATACTTTCAACAATAGAAGATTTGTCCAGCTTAATAGAAGAGATTAGATCTCCCTTTAAGCTGGATGTGACATCTACGCCACATGCTACAGCTAAGTCGACTAAAATGTTGACATTTTCAACTGTAAAATCAATCTTAAAAAGATAACACCTGAAAGCATTTCTAGTATTGTTAACATTAATAGTGCTTATGACGTCGTTAGATGCACCTCTGCAGAATAAAATAAAAGGTGTGCTCTGTTCCTCGGAAGAGAAATGATGAAGTATGTGATGTACCTCGGAAACGCTTTCAATGAATCCATCAATGACAAAAACTTTACAATTTTTGTCAAGATTTTTTTTAACAGCTGCTATTGGCGTTACACTAAACTGGTAATCATTTGAAATTTCTACATAAGATTTTTGATTAATAGACTTAGTTAGCTTTATTTTTGTTTCTGAATTGCAAAAATCTAATATTTCTGTCAATATAGATGTTGAAAATTTGCTAAGATTTAACTTCTCAATCTGATCGATCACTGTTCTTTTATTGCATGGACTTTCATCAATATTGATATCGATACCAGAAAATTTCTTTAAGAGAAGAATTCCTGCACGCGGGCAGGACCTCTCTGCTCTTTCAGCATGATCTAAGACTATCTCAAAAATCTTTTGCTTACTTCCAAAAAAACGTTTAGAAAAAATGTGCTGCAGGTTTCTCTGCGTACGTAATTTTTGATCGTCAAATTTTAGTGACTTCTCAACTTGGGAGTTTTTATTAAGAAATTTCTTTATTGAATTTATGTCACTCTCAACAGACATGCGTCAATTATTACATGTCTCAGTTTAGTTTATAACTAAATTTTTGTTTCTATCCACTTGAATAAAAGCGTTAGAGATCCACCAGCCAGCGCGACTAAAATCCATCTTACGACAGCGCTAATTGTATTTTTATTCTTGACAAGATCTTCAACGTTCTTTTGTATCGATTGAACTTTTACCGCAGTCTCTTCAAGCTCGACCTCTGATCTTTCGTCCTCTTTGTCTCTCTGCTTTTTCCACTCAGATATCTCAATTATTTTCTGTTCTGTTTCATTTATTTTTTGTGAGTTTTTTGCATTCGAATCGCTGATCTTTGAGAAAATCCCATCATTGGGGTCATAGATCGCGTCGTGAATCTTATCAAGCTTGTCTACAAGTTGCTCTTGATTCTGTTCGATCTTTTCAATCTTGAACATCAAAATATCAAAACCGCCATTTAAAGCAGCGCTGCTAATAATTTTTTTATGAATGTCTTGAAGAACAACTTGCTGTGTTTCAACAGGTTTTTTGCTTCTCTGTGACTTTGGGCTTGAAACTTTAAAACCTTCATTTTTTTTTGCCATATACAAAGCTCTAAGAACAGTTATTTTTGTCTATAACTATCTAGCTTAGTAAAAGCTATTAAGCTATCTAACTGCTTATTAAGAGGTTATGGTGACAGATTTTAAAGAAGCTATATTTGTTAATCCAAATGCTCAGCTAGATCCAGACACACAAATTATATTTGTTGCTGATTTATTTGTAGAAGATTATGTCGGTGGCGCAGAACTCACTAGCGAAGCTCTAATAGAAGCTTCTCCTCTTAAGATACAAAAAGTTCACTCATCAAAAGTTAATCTGTCAACCTTGACACAGGGCGCACAGAAGCATTGGATCTTTGGAAATTTTGCACAACTCAATCCAGAGCTTATACCAAGCATTGTTGCAAATCTAAAGTATTCAATACTTGAATATGATTATAAATTCTGTCGATTTCGATCGCCAGAGAAACACGAGGCAGCGACTAGTCAACCCTGCGATTGTCATGACAAGATTAATGGTAAATTAATATCGGCATTCTACTACGGCGCCCAGTCTCTCTGGTGGATGTCTGAGAAGCAAAAACAGCGATATCACACGCTGTTCCCCTTTTTGTCAGAAAAAGACAATGTAGTATTATCCAGTGTTTTTTCGAAAACTACTCTAGACTACATAGACCATCTCTCTAAGTTAACTAAGAAAAACTCTGTCGACAGAAAAGGCTGGATAGTCCTTGGGTCGGATTCATGGGTTAAGGGTGCACAAGCAGCTAAAGAATGGTGCGAGAACAATCAGAAGACGTTTGAAGTAGTTTGGAATTTATCCTATGATAAACTTCTTGAAAAACTTTCACAATCTGAGGGTTTCGTTTATCTTCCTGCAGGAGCCGATACATGCCCACGGATGGTTATTGAAGCAAAGCTTTTAGGATGTAAGTTGCAACTCAATGATAACGTTCAGCACGCTTCAGAAGAATGGTTTAGTACTGATGATATAAGTTCAATCAATGAGTATCTTTCTACTGCACCTTCACTTTTTTGGAAGTGCATTGAAAAAGTCATTAATCATGTTCCCAAGATTAGTGGTTATACAACCGCTTACAATTGCATCAAGCAAGATTATCCATTTATTGAGTGTATTGAGTCAATGCTTCGTTTCTGTGACGAAGTTTGTGTAGTTGATGGTGGGTCAACAGACGGCACTTGGGAAAAACTAAATGATTTGTCACAAAACAATGAAAAATTAAAAGTCAAACAAGTCGTGAGAGACTGGTCGCATCAGCGACATGCTGTTTTTGATGGAGCACAAAAGGCAGAAGCAAGATCAATGTGCACCGGTGACTTCTGTTGGCAAATGGATTCTGATGAAATTGTGCATGAAGATGATGCAACTAAGATCATTGAACTGTGCAAGAAGATACCTTCAAAGGTTGATATAGTGTCTTTGCCTGTCATTGAATATTGGGGAGGACCTGATAAAGTAAGGTGCGACATTCAGCCATGGAAGTGGAGACTCAGTAGAAATCTCTCGCACATTACGCACGGCATACCAGTTGATCTTCGTAAATTTGATGAGAATGGCCAGCTATATGCCGCAGAGGGTACTGATGGCTGTGATATGATTCACAATGAGACGGGTGAAAGATTGCCTCATGTAACTTTTCACACACCGGATTCAGAGAGGATGAGACAGTCAGCATGTACGGGTGAGCCATCAGCTTTATTGCAGTATAGAACATGGTTTAATTCTGTCATCAAGAGCCTGCCAGGAGTACATCATTACTCGTGGTACGACATCTCAAGAAAGATGAAGCTTTACAAGAATTACTGGACAAAACACTGGAATTCTCTGTATAATAAATCTCTTGAAGATTCTGCTGATACAAATATGATGTTTGACTTACCATGGTCTCAAGTTACAGATGAGATGATAGAAGCACGAGCAAAAGAACTAAAGGACTCAACAGGAGGCTGGATCTGGCATAGAAAATGGCAAGGTCAAAGAACTCCTCATATTACTGTTGACGTTTCGGAGCCAAAGAAATGAAAGATAACAAGCTTCACGAGACAATCTCGACTTTAATAACTGATCGTCTAGCGAGACGCAAGGGCGAAAAATTAAATACTTCTGTCTGTAGTGAGATTTATCAAGATATATTTTTTTCTTTGACAGAAATTTTTAAAGAAGCACAAACACCGCTTTGCAATGAGTCAGTTAATTTTCTAGCTCAAATGTACTATGATGCCGTTACAATTAACGGTAATCAACAGCTTGATCCAAGCATCTTTACACAAAGAGCTAAACTAAATAATCTTGAAACAAAAGAACTAGCTCTTCTTGCAACCATGATGAACGGCACTCCATTTGCCTCTCCTTTCATTGGGGAGATAAAGAGAAGATCGTGATATCTGTAGTCATACCGGTCAGAAATGCTGCCAGTACTGTGCAGGAATCAATACGATCAGTATTAACTCAAGAAATACAAGATCTAGAAATTCTCTGTATTGTCAATGGAACAACTGATAACACAGAAGAAGTTATTCAAGATATAAAAGATGATAGGATCAAAATTCTCCGTTCTGAACCAGGAATAGTTCCTGCACTCAATATGGGTCTAAGAAATTGCAAAGGTGACTTTATTGCCCGTCAAGATGCAGACGATGTTTGGCTTTCAAATAAACTAAAAAAGCAATTAGAATTCTTTGACAAGAATTCTGATGTTGACATTGTAGGTACTCAATTAAATGTTGTCGATGCTAATAACAAGTTTATAAGAACGACCAATTATCCGATTGAGCATAGTCACATAATCTCTAGTCTTCTTTCCGGAGAAAATTCAATTGGGCACCCTAGCGTGGTCTTTAAGAAAAAGATTTTAGATAAATGTGCTGGATACTTCGATCTCTTTCCATTTGCCGAAGATTTGGACCTATGGTCTAGATCAATACCGTGGTATAAGTTTGCTAATCTAGACGAGCCGCTGGTCAGATATAAACACGTCCCAAATCCAAATTATAACCCTAGCGTACCAAAAATTGTGTCAGCGTGGTATAGAATGGTATATGGAGTCAAATGATAACTTACTCACAGCTTGGTAAAAATGGTAGACTTGGAAACCAGATGTTTCAGTACGCGACTTTATTTTCTGTAGGATTCACAAGAGGATATCAGATTGGAATTCCAAAAGATCAGAAGATAACACAAGTTTTTAACATTGATAGTGCAACTAAGCTAGACGAAGTAAAAAGCAAGTCTGTTTATAAAGAGCAAAATTTTGCTTTTGACCCAAGCGTTTTTTTGATCCCTGATGACACCGATCTATACGGTTATTTTCAGTCAGGTAATTATTTTAATCATTGCGAAGAAGCTCTTAGAAAAGAATTTCAATTTTCTCAAGAAGTTACTCAAAAAGTAAATGACTTACTATCAAAATATGGTAATACTCCTCTATGTGCTGTTCATGTTCGCAGAGGAGATTATGCAAACCTTTCGCACTATCATACCAATTTAGGTTCTGACTATTATGTCCCAGCTTGCACGTTAGTCCACCAGAATGTGCCAAATATTAAATTTTTAGTCTTTTCTGACGATCCTGAATGGTGTAGAAATGCATTTAAAGATGAAAAATTTGACGTCATTGACACAGGTGACGAAGCACTTGATCTCTGCATCATGTCAAGATGTCCTGTACACGTAATTGCAAATTCATCTTTTAGCTGGTGGGGCGCATGGTTGAGTAAGTCAACTGCAGTTGTTGCACCTAAGCAGTGGTTTGGACCAGCGGGACCTAAAGAGTGGAATTCTGTATACCAGCAGGGTTGGGTCTTAGTATGACAATCGCCATCATCTTTATTGGTACAGCAAAATACAAACAATTCTTTGATGGTTACTATGAAGGAATAACAAAGAATTTTCTACCAAATAAGCAGAAGACTATCTTTGCTTTTACTGACGATCCGGATGATCCCATCTTTAATAAATCGGATGTTATCACAAAGAGGATAGAACATCTGAAGTGGCCCTTCATCACACTGTATAGATTTAAATTCATGAGAAGCATCAAACAAGATCTACAAAAGTTTGATAACATCTTCTTCATCGATGCTGATTTATGGGCTACAAATCCTGTCAGCGAGGATGAATTACCCTTAGATAAAGAACTCATAGGTGTGCAACACCCAGGCTTTGTTGGTAGAATCGGTACATTTGAGACAGACACGCGTTCCAAAGCTAATATCTTTGACGGTAAGTACGATGTGAAGCAATACAGACAAGGATGTTTCTGGGGCGGTAAGAGCAAAGAAGTTCTTAGCATGGTAGAAACTGCAGACGACTGGGTTGAAGAAGATCTACACAATAAAATTGTAGCCGTCTGGCACGATGAGTCACACATGAACAAGTACTTCTTGCTCAATGCTTCCAAGGTGCACACACTGCATGCAGGTTTTGCTCAACCTCAGTTTGGTTATGACGACGTTAGAAAGACGTGCCCAACAAAGTTTGTGCATCTTCACAAAGAGATGAATGAGTTTCCAAGATTCGCAGGTGTCAAATGAAGATTTGTATCGTAGGACCAGGAACTATGCCCATCCCACCAAAGGGTTGGGGTGCCGTAGAAATTCTTATTGATGACTATAGAAAGACGTTAATTGATTTAGGGCACCAAGTTGAGATAGTAAACACTAGAAATCCTAATTTAATTGCCGGATTAGCAAATGCATTAAACCCCGACTTTGTTCACGTACAGTATGATGAACACGTCAATGTGATTCCTCACCTTAACTGTAAAAATGTCGCTATAACAAGTCATTATGGTTATCTAGAACAACCACATCGATGGGACCCAAGCTACAGAAATATCTTCTGGGGGTTTGTCAATACGACGGCAAAGATCTTCTGCTTATCTCCTGGTATAAGAGATGTTTATTCTAAAGCAGGAATACCGGACGAGCGTCTCTACGTCGTTCCTAACGGTGTCAGAACTGACTTGTTTAAGTTTGAGACAGAGTGCAAGTACCCAGATAGAACACTTTATCTTGCGAAAGTCGACCCACGCAAACGACAAGCAAAACTTCAAAATATAGATGGTTTGTACTTTGCCGGAAACTGTGTAGATAATGAATTTAATACAAATAGTCCAAGATATCTCGGAGAGTGGAACAAAGATAAGCTGTACAATAATCTAACAGAGTATGCAAACTTAGCTCTACTATCAGATGGTGAAGCACATCCTCTCGTCTGTCTTGAAGCAATGTCAGCAGGTCTAGGACTTGTTCTATCGGAATGTGCGACTGCAAATCTTGACCTTAATAAATCATTCGTCGACGTAATTCCTGAAGCAAAGATTGGAGATGCCGAATTTATTACCAGCGTCTTAGAAGAGAATAGAAAGAAGTCTGTGTCTCAAAGAGACAAGATTAGAGAGTATGCAAAAGAGTTTGACTGGAAAAATATTATAACTAAGAATTATCTTGCATCAGTACAAAGGATATTAACATGAATGCAACTGTAGTAACTGCGCTATACGACATTGGAAGAGAGAAAATTGATGGAAGAGGAATGAATCAATACTACGACTGGTTTAAGAAAACTCTTCTTTTGCAATGCCCAATGGTGATTTATTGTGAAAGTAGTCATATAGATTTTATTCAAAAGAATAGACCTAATAATCTACAAACAAAAATTGTAGTGCAAGAGCTTGTTGATATTCCATATTATCACTTAAAAAATAAAATGGATGAAGTTCTATTAAATGAAGACTATCAAAAAAAAGTCTCAGACCCCAATAGAATAGAATGTAAAACAAGTCTATATTCTATAATTCAATACTCAAAGTTTCCATGGGTTCTTAGTGCAGCTAGAGAGAACTATTTTAATAGTGACTACTTCTTCTGGCTGGATGCAGGCGCATCTCGATTTATCCCAGACTTGGATATTTCTTCTCTAAGATTTCCGGGAGAAAATTTCATGAATCAAGTTAAGATGTACCCAGGAAAAATACTGTACCAGATGTACTTATTTCCATATACAGATCTCTCGCTTAAAAGTGAAGATATAACGCATGATTATCTTTATGACAACAGATCTTATGTGTGGGGAGGCATGTTTGGAGTAGATGCATCGTCAATTGAAAGATTAGCTAGTCTTATTGACATCGTTCTAAAGCAAGAAATGCTTGAAAAAAACCTTTTAAATAATGAACAAATTGCTATTGGATTTTTGTTAAAAGATCACAAAGATAAATTTCTAATTCTAAAAAATGATAGTAGAATTCATAGAAATTTTGAGTTGATTTATCAATCATTTGTGTGAACGAAGTACTGTATAAACTAATATGAAAATTTTAAGAATTTGTTTTGATATTGATAAAACTCTTGTTACATCTCCAAATGTTGAGGGAGACTATTCTACTGTTAAACCAATTTATAAGAATATTGAATTTGTAAGACTGGTAAAATCTTTGGGGCACACAGTTATTCTTTATACTGCGAGAAAAATGGGAACTTATTCAGGCAACTCTGGTCGGGCTCTAGCTGAAATTGGTAAAATAACTTTTGAAACTTTAGAAAAATTTAATATACCCTATGACGAAATTTATTTCGGCAAACCTAGCGCAGATTTTTACATTGATGATAAAGCAGTCTATGCTTTTGATAATCTTGAACGTGCAACAGGTATAAAAAATAATTAATAATTTAATAAGGAAAAATGTATGGACTACAAGAGAGATAAAAATTTCCCTATTTCTTGGACAGAGTGGGATGAATGTCAAAAATATGAATTAGACTCGTGGAGTTATAACTTAAACAATAAAGAACTTTTCTTAGGAATTGAAAATCATATCTTTATAGGCGGTTTTATGGGTCTTGAATTTGAAGATAAAAAAGTCTCAAATGCAAGAGGAAAAAGAATTATTGAATATGGCGCCGGAGTTGTTGGTTATACTGTTAGATCAGACAAACTTGGTCCATCATTTGCTGTTGAGCCGCTTGACATGCCACAATGGGTGAGAGATAGATACGAAGAAAATAATATAAAGTTTATACAAGCTCCTGGGGAGCTAGTCAATCTAGAATTTTTAGGTCTTACTGAGAAACTTGATGAGGCATGGATGGCCGGTGTTCTTCAACACGTCTTGGATCCCATTGCAATTTTAGAGAATATGGCAAATGTAGCTAACTTAGTAAGAATTAGTGAATGGGTTGATCTACCTCCGCACGAAGGTCACCCATGGACAGTAACTCAAGAAATGATTACATCAACTTTAGACAAGTATGGCTCTAGAATAAAAGTTGAAAAAATTTATGTCGACCAGATGTGTCATACACAACTAAAAGGTTGGCTAGTGAATGCAATTTATGACACATCAAGTGCGAAATAAAGATTTGTGTTTATAGAGGAAAAATTGAATTTAAAGTATAAAAAAGTAATAGTTTGGGGATATCCTCTTCATACACACACACAGTCTTACACACATGCCATGTGGCATAGAGTTTTTAGACATCTTGGATTTAGTTCATTCTGGTTTGATGACGAAAATTATCCTAAAGACTTTGACTACAGTAATTCTATTTTTATCACAGAAGGGTGGGGCGATAAGAACATTCCTGTAAATGACTCTAGCATATATTTCGTTAATTTTGGAATTAATCCAAAGAAATACCTTGACCGAGGAGCAAAATTTGTTGACATTAGGCTGAACGTTGATCATATCAATGATTTAAACTATTCATATGAATTGGACAGAAACAAAACAGAAAAATTGGGAGAGTGCGCATTTTTTCTAAAGAATGCTAATGACTCCGCCATATCTGAGCAATTTAGAACAGGAGTTGAAAACTACAGCGCTGTTTATCTTTCTTGGGCAACTGACAAGCTTCCTCATGAGTTCAACTTTGATGACAGGTTTATTAGTCGTGAAAATGTCTGCTTTTATATTGGATCAGTTGGAGAAAATAACGTTAATCAAATAATGTTATTTAATAAAGCCCTTCAAGAGTTTGGAGTACCTCTTTATCATGTAGATCCATGGAAATCACCTGTATCTTTTGAAGATGCAATTAAATTAACACAGAGGTCTTTTATAGCACCTGACATAAGAGGTAGTTTTTTAAGAAAGAATGTTAACGGAAAGCCTGATACAGGGGTTGATCATAAAAAAATTGGCTACATACCTTGTAGAACTTTTAAAAATATTAGTTATGGGCAAGTTGGAGCAACTAACTCTAAAGCAGTCAAAGATTTATTTGGAGAATTGATCTTATACAGTGATAATGAGTATGAAATGGCTTACATGGCAAAAGAAAAGTCAAAAGACTACGACTATGTTTTAGAACAAATGAAATATGTTCAAGCTAATCATACATTTGTGAATAGAGCTGAAGCTTTACTTCAAGTCATAGAAAGGATTCAGTAGATATATGACAGATCTAGGTATGTTCTTTACAGCCTACAAAGAAGGTAAAGCTGTAGATTTTTCTATAAGCACATTTTATGAGTTTTATCCCAATAGACCTGCATTTATCTACTCTGAGGGAGACGATTTTTCATACCTACAAGAGAAGTACAGTAGTCTAACATGTAAAGTTGTAGATGACGCCATGGCCAGCTGGCTTGTGAGAAATGTCAATTCTAACAATTTTAGACAAGTAGAAATTCAAAAAAAAATTGAAGACTATCTTGATATTGTAATTTCAAGGCACGTAGAAGCAACTATTAAGTGCAATACAGAATACATGTTATGCTCACAACCTGACGTTATGCTTCGTGGAAAATTAACTATCCCAAATAGTGTTTCTATGTTGCAGCCGCACGTTAATCATTACGCGTCTAGACCCGATGGAAGCTGTATTCAAAAATTTTTAAGTAAAATACCGGGATCAGCAAATTTTGAATGGTGGGGATATCCACAAATTTTTTCTTCAAAATCTTTTTTAAAAGGTGTTGATGTTGTCTATAAAAATAAAGAACTATTTCATGATCTTCTCATGACAGATGAAAGAGTACATCATAGTGATATTTGGCTACCAGTATTTTTAGCTGCAGCCGGATATCATTCTGTTCATAATCCAGAAGTTGTCGAATGTTTGCGCGATTCAAGCTGGAGAACTAGCAGTCACAAGCTTGTTCATCAGTTTAGAGACTACTATCCAAAATCTGGCTATAATGGATTTCATGCGTAGCAGTCTATTTAAAAATAACTTAATAATTGGTGAAAGCTCTCAGCTATCCAATTACATGTCCCCAGAACTAGTAAGAGTATCTTCTAGAAATATACCCAATCATATTTATCAGGCTAATTGGGAAAGAGTTTATATCTGTTTTGCAGAACAAAGAACAGTACATGCGCATGATATAGCTTTTAAAGAAGAGTTTAATAGAATTAATGTTGACTTAACACTAGAAGTTGCAAAAAAAATTAATGCAAAAGAAATTGTATATTTTTCAACTGTAGAACTTTGGAGTAATTGTTCCGGAGCTATTAGCTTAAATACGGACTTTAACTTTGAAGAAAACTATTACACTATTTCAAAATACAAAGCTGCTAAAATTTTAAAAGAAATAGAAAATGTAATAATTTTATATCCTTTCAATTTTAATTCAAGATACAGAAGTTCTAATTTCTTAATGGGTAAGATTTTTCAGTCATTGCTTTGTAAAAAAAAGATAGAAGTTGGAAATCTAGACTGGAATAGAGATATTTTGCACGCTAAATGGGTTGCTAGTCAAGCTGAAATTACAAAACAATCACAGATTATAGGATCCGGTACCTATTTTAATGTCAGAGAGTATGCTAAAGATCTCTATAAAAAATTTAATATGAACTATGAAGAATATGTCACTGAGTCTAGACAAAGCTCTCAAAAAAAATTAACGTATCTTAGCTCAGAAAAAATTCTTTATTCATACGATCAACTTCTCTCTGATACATTACTAGACTTAAAACAGTCTTATCTCTAATACACTTTCTATCTAACTTGTTATATTCAAGAAAAACATGAATAGAAGATATCTGCCTACACTATCAGAGCTAATTGATAGACTCTCAATTCTTCAGCTAAAAGAAGTCTTTATTACTGAACATAAAAAAGAATATTCAGAAGAAATTAAAGACATTGTTTATGACATACAACAATGCTTAAATGATTCAAATATAGTCCTCTCTGCAGAAGACGTTAGAGCTATTGTTGTACTTTCACAAATGAATCTTCACATATGGCATAATGAGTCAAACTATAGAAAAGGCATTAAAGATGGTAATAATCTAGAGCTTACTCATGGTCTTAATGGAATACGAAATACAGCCAAGAATAAGATTCAAGAGTCGGCAGGCGGAAGAAAAGATTATAAAATTGACTGTTTAGCAGCAGACTTTAAAGACTGGGAGGTAAGCTGGTGACTATTACATTAAAAGACAAGATTTTAGAAAGACTAAACTTTTACTCCGATAGATTTTATCAAGAAGGATCTTGTGGAGCTAGACCGAATGGATGTCATTCTATAGAATGTGCTAATAGAAAAAGGCATTATACTGACAAAAATCTATACCACTCTTATGGTGAATTTTACGCAAGCCTAATAACAAATTTACTTGGAAGTCAAAAAGAAGAAGACTTTTCAATAATGGAGCTAGGAACATATTTTGGCGGATCAGTTGCTGCGTGGTGTGAATCATTACCACAAGCTTTTATTTGCGGTGTTGACCAAAATTTAGATCGATTATGGATAGATCCAAGCAACTATCCTAACTTAAAACTAATTTCAGGCAATCATGAAAGTCTACTAACATATGAGCCACTAGGAAGTAGAAAATTTGATCTTATAATCGACGATGGCTCACACATAGCCGATAATCAAATTAGTAACTTTTCTATACTCAAGAGCAAACTAAAACCAGGCGGCGTCTATGTTATTGAAGACATTTATCCTGAAAACGTCTATCCTGAAAATTTTTTAAATCAATTTGAGAGAGTTGATTTCTCTAAAGACTCTGGTAGGGGAGACGATACGCTACTTGTTTACAAACACGATGAGGGAAAATGAATAAAAAAGCATTAATATTGACATATGAAAGTTATCAAGACCATGAGGTCATCTATCCATACTATCGACTAACAGAAGATGAGTATGATGTTGAAATTATGTCTAACAAACAAGGAAGATTTTATGGCATATTAGGAACGTACATGAACGGAACTCATCTGCTAAGTGATCTGTCTGATGCAAGCAAAAGAGAAAACTTTTTAAAGTATGACTTACTTGTAATTCCTGGTGGAGTCAAGGCTCTAGAGTATCTTAGACAAGAAAAAGATGTCCTAGACTTTATTAATGAGTGGGATAAGAGAAAAAAAGTCATAGCTTGTATTTGTCATGGTGCTCAACTTTTAATTTCTTCAAAAGTTGTTGAGGGAAGACAGATCTCTGGGTACTATAGTATTAAGGATGATATTAACAATGCAGGAGCAATATACGTTGATGCGCCCTTTGTTGTCTCTAACAATATTGTTACATCTCCGCATTATAAACACATGGGACCTTGGATGAAAAAAGCGATCAGCATGGTGTGAGATGAGTTATAAGACGAATATTGTTAAGAAACCATGGGGCTATGAATATCTAGTATATGAAAATGAAAATGTAGCTTTATGGTTTCTTAGTATTTTAAGGGACCAAAAAACTTCAATGCACTGTCACCCAAATAAAACTACGGGCCTGATGGTAATTGATGGAGATGCAGAAGTTTCTTTCTTATCTAATAAGTTAAGTCTATCTACAAAAGAAAAGACAATGATAAGAAAAGGACTTTTTCATTCTACACATGCAATTGGTTCTAATTTATGCATATTCGAAATTGAAACACCTGTCAATAAGCACGATCTTGTTAGACTTGAAGACAAATATGGAAGAACAGGTCAGCCTTATGAAGATGAGTCAAATGAATTACCAAAAGCAAGTGAATGTATTTGGATCGATGAACCAGTCAAAGGATTGAGTAATTTCTATAATCTTGGTGGAAAAAAAATAGCTGTTCATCACATTGATAGCATGCAACATATGCAAAGACTATTAGAACAAACTGATTCACACATTATGTTTTTAAGAGGAGGCCTCTTAACAGAGTATGACATTAATGTTGCAGGTCCCGGCGATATTGTAACCAAAGATGTCTTAAAAAAATTGTTAAAAGTTTTTTCTAATATGTCTAATAACACGATTGTTTTAACTCATGAAGGTAACTTTTAATTATGAAAGATTTCCCGCCAGGATTTGAAAATGAGTCAAACAATATCGCAATTGACTTTGATGGTGTAATACACGATTTTAGTAAAGGTTTTCATGATGGAACATGCTACGGAGAACCCTTGCCCGGTGCAATTGAGTCAGTCAAGAAACTATCTAAAAAGTTCAATATTGTTATTTTTACTGCAAAAGCTAAACCAAACAGACCTCTTATTCAAGGTAAAACAGGAAAAGAGCATGTAGAAGATTGGCTTAAAAAGTATGAAATATTTTCTCTAGTAAAAGAAGTAACATCTGAAAAACCAAGAGCTTTTCTGTACATTGATGATAAAGGTTATAGATTTAGCAACTGGAATGATGCCTTGCTTTTTATAGAAAAGAATTATGAGTGAATACAGACTAAATGTATTTAAGCGAGCTTCGCTTTGCAGAAATTTTGAGAAAAAAGTTTTTGATCTTATAAAACTTAATACTTTTAAATTTCCAATTTATCTGTCTGCAGGCCAAGAATATATTGCAGCTTCAATTGCTGAATGTTTATCTTTAGCAAAGATTAATCCTAATATCTTTATTCAACACAGAGGACATTCAACTTATCTGTCTTTTGAAGCGCCTATAGAAGAATTAATTGATGAACTTTTAGGAAGAAAAACAGGTTGTTCAAATGGCATGGGTGGATCTGCTTCAATTCAGTCTAGGCCTAAAAATATTTATGGTCACGATGGCCTGATGGGAAGTCAAGTCCCAATCTCAGTTGGGCACTGTTATTCAACAAAAAAACCTACTATAGTTTTTATGGGTGATGCCTCTGCAGAAGAAGACTATGTTTTAGGCGCACTTGGCTGGGCAGCTACTAAAAAACTACCAATATTATTTGTTGTTGAGGATAACAATCTTTCAATTCTCACAGAGAAAAAAGTTAGAAGAAGCTGGGAGATGGATGATGTTGCTAAATCGTTTGGAATGAGTGCGTTTAATATAAATGATGATCCGCACGAGATTCAAGAAGCTTTGACATCTGTGTTTGCTAGCCCGTTGCTTATAAATGTCAATACTCATAGAAAATATTGGCACGCTGGTGCAGGTATTGATGACGAAACTATCTATGACCGCTATGAAAATGAAATGAAGATATTAGGCATCAAGGCACAAGAAATACATGAAAGAACACATCTACATGTAGAGGAATTATGGCAAAGAACGTTAGAGAAACAATAAAGTCTCTTACTAAGAAACATCTAGAAAGTGGAAAAAGATGTTTTGGACAGTGTCTAACAGCTGTTGGATGGGTTGGCGGAACACTACCAGAGCTCTATGAGAAAGACGGAATGGTTGAACTTTCGATGGCTGACGTCGCCGGAGGTTCTATTGTTACAGGAATTGCACTTGCAGGTGAAAGACCAATTTACGTTGTTAGATATCAGGGATTTCAGTGGTATAATGCACCTTCAATTGTTAACTACGCTGCCAAGTCAAAAGAAATTTGGGGAATACCCTGCCCCATCTTTGTCAGAAGTATTGCAATGGAGGGCGGCGTAGGTCCAGTTGCAGGTTCATCACATCATTCGTTATATGATAGAATGCCAGGTTTAAAAATTGCTGCACCCATGACCCCAATTGAGTATGAAAAAGTTTATGACTCTTTCATGAAAGATGACGTACCATATTACGTCTCAGAGCATAGAAAAAGTTATGATAATTGTGAAGAACTTGAAGATGAAATACATGAAAATTCCGACATAGTATTATTTCCAATATCAATTACAAGATTTTCAGCAAAAGATGCAAAACTAAAATTAGAAGAGCTTGGATACACTGTAAGTATCGTTCATCAATTATGGATAAAACCTTTTACTGGGAAGCAAAAATCGGTAGATGCATTAAAAAACTCAAAAGCAGGTTTAGTAATTGATGATGACTACGCTCAAGGAGTTGCCACAAATATCGCTCATCAGCTTATGTTATCATCTAAAAAGACAGTCGATGTTTTAGGATTAGAAGAAAGAACAGCAGGTTTTCATCCAAGCGTTGACTTATTTCCACCAAGCTCTGAAAAAATAATCAATAAATGTCTAGAGTTACTATCGACTAAATTAACATGATATTTTCTGATGTCAAAGAGTATGAAGCAAGTTATTACAGTGACTACAGAGGAGACTTGTGGACTCTGTGGAAAGAGGATGAAACATATCCGTCTATTAAATTTAATCATGACAAAGTTTCAACATCAAGAAAGAATGTGCTAAGAGGCATTCATGGCGATTTTAAGTCAACTAAATTGGTAACGTGCCTGTTTGGCGAAATTTATTTTGTAGTTGTCGACAATCGCCCAGACTCACCCACATTTAAAAAGTGGGACTGGGTTATGTTGAGTGACAAAAATAAGAAGTCTATATTACTTCCGCCTGGTTTCGGTAATGGATTCCTTGTAATGAGTAAACAGTCTGTGTTTCATTATAAGTGGTCTTACGAGGGCACATATCCCGATGTTGATGAACAATTTACTATTAAATGGAATGATTCTACTATCGGAATTGACTGGCCGATTTTAAATCCAATTTTACAAAAAAGAGACAAGTGACAATATGCAAAACTTCAAATGGCCTCTAATCAATGACAACGTGTCAGACAGTGATAAAAAAGCTTTAATAAAATTTCTTTCTGAGCCTGGTGTGAGGCTGACGCAAGGAAAAAAGGTACAAGAGTTTGAGAATAAATGGTCCGAGTGGCTCGGCGTTTCTTATAGCGTATTTGTTAACTCGGGCGCTTCCGCAAACTACATTATGACTGCAATTTGCCGAGACGTAAAAGGTGCAGGCGAGATAATTGTACCTCCTCTTGGTTGGGTCTCTGATATCGCTGCCGTCGTAAATCTCGGCATGACTCCCGTGTTTGTTGACGTCTCAATGGAAAATTTAGCAATTACTGCTGAAAATATTGAAGAGGCAATAACAGAAAATACAAAAGCACTAGTTTTAGTTCATACGCTAGGATTTAATGGCATAAATAATAAAATTATTGAACTTGCAA